TCTTATAAATATTATAATAAAAATTTTTGAATTTGTCAAGTAACCGATTTAAAAGAATAAGGCCTATTACAAATCAGAAAATTCTAAGAAACACTTAAAACATCTGGATTAAAAACTAAATATTTTTTATTAATTCTCATCCACTAAGAAGCTGAAACAAGTCCTTCTTCAGTAAAATACACCTAATTTTTCATTATATTAGTATATGCTATATTTCTAGATAAACTATAATTTGCTAAAGCTTTAAGATCTTCAGATTTCTATTCATTTTCTGATTTAAAATATTTTGTTCCATCTTTCATATCTTTTTCAAATAATTCCCATAATAATATTGGCTGAAAATCTACTTTTGATAAAGAAATAGTATTCCTATTGACAGTTTTATTTAAAAGAGGTTGTCTTTGTCCAGATTTAACCTAAACAGCAACTTCTGCTGCAGTCTATAATGCATTATAAAGTTCATCAGAAACAGAAACTGAAACGTTTGTTCCATTTAACTCATCTAGCTATGTTAAAAAATCTTTTATAGAATTAGTTCTACGTAATTCTTTTTTTGAATTATTACCTTTTTTTATATAATAACTTAATACACCATTTTTAAATTGAATATTATCGTTTTCATTAAAAACAAAAGCATCTTCTATTAATTGTTCTCCTAAAGAATCTGTCCAAGATCCAGTTACAATTGATCTAAAACCTTCTTTTTTATTTAACTATTCCATAGCTAACATTTCAATTTCATCTGCTTTTTCTTTAACATAATTATCATTATTATTTTTTATATTATAATTTTCTAATTTAGTTTGTAAAGTAGCAATCATCTATGCCTATAAAGGCTCGGAAGTATTAATTGCTTTTAATAAGTTTTCTAATTCCTCTAAAATACTTTTTATTTTTTTAGTTTGTTCATCTTTTGTTAATTTTTTATTTTTATGTTCATATGGATTTATTTTTGATTCTTTTATACCACTATTCATTAAATTTATAATCCTGCTATATACTTGATTTAATGACTAAGTTTCATTATTTTCTGCTAAAGATAATAATGATTCAGCTTCAAAAAGAAACTTATTAGCAATATCATAATTTTCATTATAAGTTTCTAAAGTCGCTAAATTATTCACTTGCACATGAAGAAGTAATGAAGAATCAGGAATAAATGTATTGTCTAATTCATTATAACGTCCCCAAAAATTTTCACCATTTTGACCTTTTCTTAAATCACTACGAATTAATCCAGAATATAGGTCATGCATTTTCATTTTTGATTCCCTCCTTTAACGCAAAAAATGGGGAGATATGTTTCCATATCTCCCCTTAAATTATTCACCCACCAAGTGAAACTACTTTATATTTCTTTCTAGGAACTGCATCAGGAGTAGCCTTAAATGAATTATTAATTTCTTCTAAAGCTTTTGATCTGATTACTGCGGTTCCAGGTTCTGCGTTCTCAATGACTGGTTCTTCAACCACTGGTTCAGCAGGTTCATTATTTTCTATAATATCATCCACCCGTATTTCAGCTTCTTCTATAATAGGCTATTCTTCTACAGGTTTTTTAACTATCGGACTTAATCTTCCTTCCGGATGTTTTGTGTGTTCAAGACGCCTTTGTTCCCTTGTAGATAACTTAGGTGCAGCGACCGTATGAACAGTCGCCGCACGATCTGCCATGCTTGTACGGATAATCATATTTTATCAGTTATTTGGCTCATATTCTGTCCAAGTTCTATCACGCTCAGCTTCATTCTTTACAACTTCAGCCACACCTGGACGAGTATGACGTCTAGTAATAAGAGCTTCCTCACGATTTACATCAATGATTTGAAGAGCGGCAAGAACCTTATGAGTCTTATCAAATCTTGTATAGTCAGGGAATGCGTCAATTGTGAATGTAAAGCTTGATGGATCTCCAGATGGAGCCATTGTGAAAGTAAAGTTAGACTGAATCTTGCAGTTAGGAATGATAAATTCAGCCGGTAAATCAACACCGTTAGTATCACGGAATAATGTAGAAGCCTCAAGATAATAATTTCCACCAAACTTATCAGGTGTAATTTCAATCTGTTGTGCTCCTGCGGTTCTCTCAACATAGTAGTCTACAAGAACAACAGCACCATTGTAGAAGAACTCAAGATCATCATCACTCTTTAAAGAGATCTTATACATTCCAGCGAACTCGCCTTCATCTTCTGGCTCTTCTGCAACCTCTGCAGGAATATAAGGCTCAGTAACAACTTCACCATCATTAAGTGCCATTACATAAATATAATCTTCTCCAGCTTTATTAAATGGCTTCTCTTGAAGATAAATATCAACACCGGTAACAACGTAATCGCTCTCACCATAAACGCCAGTAGACTCAGTAACAACTGCATCAGTCTGCTCTGTTTGATGCTGCTTAATCTTATGATGCTCATGAATATTATCTGCATCAATTAAGCCTGCGCCAGAAAGAATTGCAAATCCAGCAGGGGAAATTAAAGCATCTTCCATAGTGAATGTAACAGTACGCTCACCTTCCCATGCAATAAGACGAGAGTTACCACGACCACCTTGTGCATATACAGTAGTAGCAGCACCTTCTAAACTAGAAGTCTTTAAAGTATCGAAATAGATAACTGGCTCATTCTTATAAAAAATCTTATTACCTACTCTTTGAGCCGCTTTTGCTTTTAAAACGACATCGCAAATTTCGCGTACGCCAAATTTCATGGTCTATTCCTCCTTGTGTATTTTTAATGAATATTTTTCATCCAATCATCTGGTTTAGATTCAGGTTTACCTCCTGCTAATCGAGTGCGGACATCCATATCCCAATTAACATATAAGTAATACCTTTCAATTAAATCATACAACTAAAACATAGTTAATTTCGTAGCACAGTGAATGTCTATAGTATGAGTACCAATAGTAAGAATAGAAATGTACTTACTAAAAGCGCTACCATTAGATCCTTCTTTACCATACTACTGCGCGGCGACGCGCTACCGACCTCTTAAGATCTTGTTCGCAATTTCACGTGACTTAGCGTCGCCAGGGTTAAATGCCTACTAGTCCATTGGACCATTATTAAAACAAAAAATTTCTTTCATTACATCTTGTAAGGCATCGAAATTATTTTCATCTACAGTTAATGTCTCACCATTGGAAGAAAATATTAACGAACGTGGGGCAAACACTATCTTATATGATGGAAATAATAATTGCAATACCTATAAAGTTGCATCTTTCTTACTTTTTGTCTCTTTCTCAGACATTACTGTCATAAATATCTAAAAATTATTCGTATCTGCTAGAAGAGATTCGTCCTAAACGATCATACTTTTACTGATACATAAACATTGCATCCCTACAAAAAAATCTGTTTCTCCAATGTATGCTATATCACTTAATGTTGGCTAATGGGCGATCAATCTGCACTCCGGAATTGGTATATCAATTCCGCACATCAAAGCCAATCTATGATCTGCCATTATTTCTACCAAGGTCTAGTATTAAAGACACCATTGAAATTCTCAATGATATCTCCATCATCTGCACCAACTGGTGCGTCTTTCTTATCTTCTTCCCCATGTATAGCTTCATACATTAAGCATAAGCCAGCATATTCATCGGTTAATAAAATTTGACTTGCACCTAAGAAATGAATTTCTCCAATGCCTGTTAATTTCTAATCATTAAACATTGAATCAATCTCAGCCGCAATTTTGTATGGACGTAATTGAAAGTCTTTTAAAGTCCACTAATCAAAATGACATATAATATCAAATTCAATAATATTATCTCTAAATTCTGGATTGGTACGATTTGGAGTAAAATTATCAAAATTTACAATTATATAAGTTAATACACTATTATCAACATATAATTTAGGTACATTTTTTATATTTTTACCAACCATTTCTATTGTCTATTCATCAGATACATTTGGTTGATCTAATGCGTCCCTTGTCGTATAATATAATAATTTTTTCAACCTCTAATTAGCAAACAATTTTTCCATGATTAAGTTCATGTCTTTATCAACAGAAAGAAAGCTTGATCGAGGATACTAATAAACCAATCTCTTCATGTAATACTCCTTTTACTCAAAATAGTGATTCTACTACAATAGTTTTAGTATAATCACCATATTTTAATTCAAACTATCCGCTATAATTAGATACCCATTGTATTCGAATCCTACGAATATCATCAGTATTTAACATAGCTTTAATAGGTAGTTTACTGTCAAAACTCCAATGTGCGCGAAGTGGTCCATCAAAATAATACTCTACTTCTTGTTTAGGCTTAATAAATACATTACCAACAATAGTATTTTTAGTATCTTCTACTTCTGGCTCAACATTTTGGACAATTAAGCCTCCCGCAATTCCATTCTCTAAGTCATCCTCCGACTCATTAGCGTAATATTCAACTGCAGTTAACTCTAGTATACCAGGAGTAGAAATGGAATCAGTCGCCTCTACTCTCCAACAAATATTCGTATCGCCATCTTCTAAATCCTATAAATAGAATTTAGCATAACGTTTAAAATACTCTAAAGTATATTTAGTCTTAGGCATATAAATATTTAATGAATGATTTGGAGTATCTATACTAATTGAATGCTTCTGAATATAGTTAATTTTAGTCTCCACTGGTCCTCTTATTGCAGCATACGTGCTGTGAACGTTGCCTTCCCCATCCTTCCATGCGATTGTATAATCACATCTACGGATTTCACCCCTAAAATATGCCAATTCATCTAAATCCTAAAGTCTTACTATCCAGTAGGACTTAGTATTAACCCATTCAAAAACATCGCCTTGCTTGAATTTATGTTCAAACCCCACAGATATGATTTTATCATCATAATCCATTTTGAGTTTATCAGGATTTATGAGTGCGCGAATTAACATGCCTTCCTCACCATCCTCCATAAACTCTTCACCTTCATGGGGTATCTTCTTTACAAAAGCACCTTGATATGAATATAATAATGCTCTATTTAATGTTCTTCGCTTATCTCGAATCATACGGCTTTGCTGACCTGGACCGCCATGATATAGCAAATCTTTGTTCATTTCATTAAGCCGTTCTACTGAGAAGGTTGGTAGCTTAAATTTTTGTTCAGCTTCTGCATTTTGCGTATCACCATCAGGAGTGCCAAATAATCGACCCGACATAAGCTGCTAAGCAGTATTATACATTTTTGGTTTATCTGACATTTTTCTTTACCTCTTGTAATAAACTGATACACTCAAATACAGTTTTTCTATATAAATCAAAAGCAGTATCACTTAATACTTTTAAACCTTCTAATTTTGCGCGTAAACAGAGAAATTGCGGGATCGCCGCAAACATAATGCCTAATCCTGCAATTTCAATATTAACTGTATCAAGTTGTTTTTCCCAATCTTCATGATGCTCACGCATTGGAATTAATTTCCAAAGCTGGTTAGTTAAACGCGTTACATTCTGATCTATTGAATTTTTAGAATAAGTAATTTGGAAATTATCAGTCACCACTATTATAAACTCCATATTTAAAGACATCCCAGTTAGAAGCAAAAGGTCCAGTTGTCTTTTTAGTAACCTCTAAATCTTCTTCGGTGCTAGGTCTTCTTCTTTTATAAAGTCTTTGCATATGATGCGATTGACGATGACATTCAGATAATAAGGATAACAATTTAGCTAAATGGTTAGCCTAAGAAGTCATTTTAAAATCAGCACCACTATATTTCATTCTAACATTTTCAATAGATGTAACTTGTCTCTGCAACCACCCTATCATCATAAGAATAGCTAAAATATTTATTTCTTCTGAAGTTAATTCATTTGCAAAAGTTGATTGCTCAACAATAACATCTGGTATGTTTGGTATTTCTGGATCTTCCAATTCATTCCAAATAACACCAATAATAAAATCATCTTCAGTTACTTCATCTTCGCGCATTCGAGTGACTTTGATTTCATAATCTCCAAGATCTGTTCTTGGAAATTCAAAATCGGGTATTGCATTAATAAGTAAACGTTGTAAATCTTTAACTGTATCTTTTGGAGTTAATTCCATATACATATCGTCAGTAATTTTTCCAAGAAAGCGATTATAAATATCTTTAAATGGTGTTCCCATATAACGCCTCCTTTTGATTATATTACTCTTGTGCGGTTTTATTTACTACTTTATATTTTGATCCTGAGGTTCTTCTTACAGTATTTACAGCTTCAGTTGTTTGTGCAGGTTTAACTCTTCTTTGAGGAGTTGTTTGTTGTTCTTGATTAGCGGCTGCGCGCTCTGCTTCTTCCTCTCTCTTAGCCTGGATCATGCGGGCTAAATTAGTACCCTTCTTCTCCAGAAATGCGTCCATCTTGCGAGTATCTGTTAAAGGTAGTGATACGGCTAATTCCTTAATTAAATCAATTACGCCCTCTGGCGCAAAATCTAAGCAATCTAGCCACTCATCTTGCGATCCGTGTAGAATCAATTCCTTAACTTCTTCTACAGTCATATTATACTCAGGTTCAGTATGACCAATAAACTCTTCGCGCACTTTTTCATCTTTTACGAGTAAATAATCTCTAATAAGTTCTACGCCACCAGGTAAGTAGCTTAAACCTTCAAGCTCTGAATAACTAATTCTCTTAGTTTCTCCTGGCTGGAAATCACGACTTTTTATTCCAAGCTCAGGCACAGAATAATGCACTCTACTTGCGCTTCTATTTGTAACTAAAAAATATCTTTCTAATGTTGCCATTGTTTCAATCTCCTTTTTCTCTTAACTGAAAATAAGGGGAGAAGGGGAACTTCCCCATTCTCCCCTTACTCAAAATATATATAAAATTAATAATTTATGAATTAGCCTTCAACAAATTCAACAGTGTAAGACTTACCGTTTACTTTAATAGTCTTTGGTAAATCTTCGGCCTTAGTCCAGAAAATAATGTGACCAGCACCTAGTCCTACAGAAGCTGCTTCATCAACATCTTCTTGAGTCAATTTATAAGAATCTCCCCATGTAGCACCAACAATTGTGTCAAGTCCAGTATTTAAATCTAAACCAATCCACTTACCACTGCCTTGTGCAGGATTCGTAGAAGCAAAACTATTTAATGCATCAAGGCTACCGGTAATGGTAATAGTGTTACCATTTTGTGTTACTGTAACAGCGTCCTGATTAGCTTGAGATGTAGCTTTGTTCGCATCATCAGGTGCGGTAGCAAGTTTAGAAGCTGTTACGGCTACTGGTTTCCCTGGTTCGATCCACCATCCTCAGGAGTTCTGATATCAACAGGGTTAGTAACATTATCCTTTAAGTTGAATACACCAGTCTTAGATAAACTAGTATCTTTGTATACGTGAATAGCATTATCCATCATGCAAGAAACACCAACCTTCTCGTACATATGAATATCACGAGACCAGTCATAGTTCTCAAATTCATTAGTATAAAGATCACCCTCAAAAGCAACCTTTACAGGTCTTTGATCTGCGCCAGATGGAATAATCCAGCAAAGGCTAGGATCAATAACCTTCTCTTGTGCAAAAGCAGTCTTATAAGCGTTAGGAAGAACAACAATTCTTTCGCCCTTATAACCTTGTAAACGACCAGTTCTGTAAAGTTCATCCTTCATAGCTTCAGTGTATCTCCAAGCTTCCTTCGGAATCATCTTAACAGCAAATTCATTTGTACAATAAATAGTAACATTACCATACATCTTTGCTTGATTTAATAAAGCATCAAAAGTAGCTTCATCAAAATCATTAGCAACTACACGGTTTACAGCAGGAAGCTGATTAATACCCTCGCCAAGAGCAGCACCGATTTCTTCAAATACTAAATCATCAATTGCCTCATAAAGGATATTTACTAATTCAGCCCAATCAACACGCTTGTCAAGGAACTCTTCGAATCCAATCTGAGCAGCACCACCAATAGCAGAAGTTGGAACTTCGAAGCTCTCTTGTGCTGAACCAAGCTTCCAAACTTCATAGATACCAGCCAGACCGACTCTTGTCACGAACTGCTTACCACGATTGCGGTTGTGGATGTTTGTCTTTCTACGGAAAATAGGCTTATCGCCTTGAGCATAGTGCTTAACTTCAGCAAACTGCTCATAATTTTGTTTAATTCTCTCTGGAACGATTTCAGAAAGAGTCTCTTCAATAATGCGGAAAATTGTATTCTTGTTTTCTCTATATCCGCGATAGTCAGGAGCTAACTCTTCAAATTGAGCACGAAGAGTATCCTGTACTTCATTATAGCTAAAGTTCTCTCCATTAAAGCTGTAAGCAACAGGAGTAGAGGGATTAGCATGAGCTGCGATCTTCGCAAGCTTTACAAGATCTTCAATTTTTAATAACATTGCTCTATCTCCTTTCATTAGTTAATTCTCATAAGTTTAACAGCTCTTTGGCGATCACCAAGGTCATAATTCTTTACTACTTGGAATGTAGGATCGATTCCGCCAGCGCCATCACCAGCAGTTAAGTATCCATCAGCACCAACATGGAAATGTGCGCCAATAGCAGGAGCAGCAGTAGCCATGATTGTATTTGTAGTAAAAATATCGCCAACATTTGTCTTCAGAACACGAGGAACCATTTTTGTATTTGTAGGCATAGCCTTTGGTCCACCGTAATCAAATAAAGCGGCAAATGGGTTATCAGTAGAATCCATTTCCCATGGATCTGCCTTAGTTACTACCTTAGGAATATCATTACCATCGGCATCTTTACCACCATAATAACGTGGTTGAGTTTGCTGCTCCATAACAGTACCATCAATAGGACTATAAATACGAGCAACATAATTATCTTTAATCATAGCGAAATCACACTCTGACTCGCCTGGACGATAGACCTTTACTTCATTGAAGACTAACATCCATTCGCCCTCGCCTTGGAAATCAACAACACCAGCTTCATAATTGTATTTTACGAATTGGCCATTTTCAAGAAGGTCGATATTTGCGGCTGCTGGTAACTGAGCATATACCTGTCCAGTTCTTTGAGCAGAAAGATGGTTTGGTTCAACTTGACCATAGCCACGCTCAACAAATGTAGCCTTACCTAAACGTGTTTTAGCCATCTAATTTTCCTCCCATTAATTTTCGTTTTTTCTGTTTTTCCGAAGAACACTGACTAATGCAGGAATGTTAGTATTTTCGGAATCGTCTTCTACATTTTCTAGACTAAATGTAGTTTCTGGTTCATTATTTGTTTTACCTGATAAATCTAATTTATTATGTACACAAATAATTGCGAGTTTTGCTTCAATCTCATCAAGAGAATACTTATCTATATTATCTTGAACGTCTTTCTTATCTTCTTCGCCAAGCATATAGAAACTATCAATCATAGATTGCTTATCTTCTCTATCTTTTGTATTTTTAAACTCTACTAAAGCGTCATAAGACTCCTTTAGTTCGTTATATTGAGTTTGAAGTCCATTGAATTCATTCTAAAGATTAGAATAACTTTCCTATAGATTTTGAAAATCTGCTAAGCTAAATTGAACGCCTTCGCCCTCATTTTCTTGCTGATTTTCTGGCTCAGGATCAGCTTCAGGTTCTGCAGCAGCTGGTTCTGGTTCAGAAATAAGTTCAGGTTCTGCGGTCGCTTCAGGGGCAGCCGCATTATTTTCTGGCTTAGGCTCATTTTCAGCTGGTTCATTCTCCTGAGCAGGAACCTCTGGATTAGGATTCTCTTCTTGAGTAGGTTCAGTAGCTTGTAAACCTGCCTCATTCTTTACATTCTCATCCATTGTAAGGTTGCCTCCTTTCAATTTTTTAACTTCTGTCATTAACGAATATAATCTTTCATTAAATCCATCTTCAAAAGAAAATTTCGTGATTTGAGAACCTTCAAAACAAGGTTCGAAATCATCTCCTAAAATACATAATTTTGAAATTATAGCGTCATTAATAATAAAAAAGCGCATATTGCTATTATCACTTTGTGTCCAAGAGCCACGCAAAGTCTTTGTGTCTAATTCCATAGACTAATTATTGCCTTGATCTATAATACGTTGCGCTTCAGGATATTGCCCAGTCCATAAGTAACCTTCTGTTACAAGATAAGTATGAACTGTATCACCATCTAAATAATCCTAAAACCAAACCTGCGCATTTAAATCAACAAAACCATAAGGCTTAGTTTGATCTTTCCAAACAATTGATCTTGTCTCTTTATCAATATCAATAACACGAGTATGTTCTTCAAAATCTCCATTGTCTTTATTATAATAACCCACAATTGGGCTACCCGGCAATGATTGTGCAATATTAGTTGCCACTTCTTTAGTTATAATACTATTATTTCTATTTGGCTATTCACCAACGTAACAAACTTTAATCTAACAATGTGAAATAAGTGGGTTTAAAGGAGTTACGTTGATTAACTCACAAGGAGTATTCATTTTAATGCTTGTGTTCATGCAAATATCTCCTTTTAACTCGCTGTTTCTTTATTCTTTAGAGTCTTTTCACTTAATTGGTCCTATTCTTTGCTTGGTCTTCCTACATTATTCTAAGTTCCAGAAGTGCTACTTTGACTTGTATTGCCCTAAGTTTGTTGATTTGATGTTGCTTTTGTGCCTTTACTACCTACCTATTGAATAGTTTCAATATTCATAGTAGAAGACATAAGCGGTGGGATCATAATCGCACTCAAGTTCAACACTTCATTTTCGAATAATACACTATTAAGAATAAAACTTTGACTCTGACCAAGAGCAATCTAAGGTAACATCTTAGAGAAACCTATCTGAGTTTGCTCTTTATATAATTTTGATAACGCCTAATAATTATTCTATGTTGTATGCAACATATAGAATCTAAAATTCCATTTCTTCTTATTTGTACTGCGCATCTGCGCAAGAGAATCAAATAAGTTTTCAAACTGAAGAATTAAATCTCTTAAAGAACCTTCATCTGCTAAAATTGATTTTTCAAGAGCTAAATTTCCATCTGTATTAAAGATGTTTTTAGACGTACCCATTGAGTTATAGACTGTGCGCTCAGCATTGCCTAATGAGTCATCAGTAACAGTCTTATTAGCATCAGACACATCAATGCCTTCAATATCTGCAAAAGTAGTTAAAACGTCAACGCCAATAGCATTGCGTAACATCTCAACTGCGTTATTATGAATATCTCTTGCTTCATCAATATCAAAGATTAAGTCACCATTCTTATCGAGAGGCAACTTTTGAACAATAATCTTTAATAATTGTTGTAATTGTCTTTGTCTATCAATACCTTGGGTCATATCTAAATCAATAAGTGCGGGAATCGCATTTACAAATAATGGTAAACCATTTAAGCCATATAAGCCAATCTAAAAAGCGCACCCAGGCTTAAGTAAATACCAACGGCCTTTACCTTTTACACCATCTGTTAAAATATCATCTGGTGGTAATTTACCTTTTTTATATAAGATATATCCCTCTTTAAACTCTTGTGGGAATAAATCTAAAACGCGCATACGATATCCGACATCTAAAAATTTAGTATCGAAAAACGACATATCAAATTCTATTGCAGGCACTCCCGCAATTTTGTATCTGGAACGACACCATTTCCAAGGCAATTCTTGAAACAAAATACTATGCGCACCTTCGTAGGCATAGCAATAATATATACCATCACGAATAACACTCAATGCGAATTCACCACACAATTTTTTGATGTGAGTTGCATCAAAATAATTTAGTGTTTTCATGAACTCATCTACGATTTTATCATTGTTTGCTTTATCGTTTAAAATCTCAGGTACCATATACCAGTCATATCTATACATAGAAGCAAAATAATTCACAATCTTTTGATAGATACCATTAGTCTTATAATAAAATCGAGATATCTCACGCAATAGTTCTACATCATTATTGATTAATGCTGTCATAACGAATTCTTTGCTTCTGAATTCACGACGATCAAGCTTGTCATAATAATGTAAATCAAGAACTGCATCATCAAATGATCTTGTACCAATCTTTAATTTAGCATAACTTTCTGTAGCAGAAGTAGGAGCTTTGAGTATATTAAAACCTTTATCTCGGATTTGAGACTAACGATCTTGGTTTTCTGGCATATTATACCTCCTCAATATCCTGCTTTTTTCATTATATAATCATAAGAAATTAAATCTTCTTCTGTATAAGGGATTTCAATTAATTTAAAATCATGCAAAGCGCAAAAGCGTCTTTTTTGCGTATCATTATATTGTTGTTGATAAAATCCACGCTTACCGCCAAATTTGGCAGAAGGTTCATAGTGCTATTTGCCTTGATATTCAATTATAAAATCAATAGCACCATCATCATCAAACACAACAAAATCAAATCTTAAAGGTATACCTCTTGTACTCTTTAAATCCGCAAATGCATATTCTTCTTCAAAATGTAATCCAGATTCTATTAAAATTTCTTCGATCTTTATTTCTCCTCTTGAAGCTCGCATAATCTACCTCCCTTAATTAAATAAACGCCATTCTTTAGCATTAAATTTTTTCTTACGCTTCTTATTTTCTTCTTCTTCTTTTATATAATATAATCCATACTCAAATGCAGAAAATTTATCTTTCTTAATCCTTTTGTTTGCAGGTTTTAAAATAATGTTTACACCTTCATTTTCTTCCCGCAAATTCATCATTTCTTCTTTTAATATGGAAGTTAAGGTAAATGGTTTTAAATAATCTGCCCTTTGCTCAGGGGTCATATTCTAACCCATTCTTGTTCCTAATAATTTTTGTTTTGCAACACGTTCATCTATTAACAATTTTACTTTTCCAGAAGATAATTGAACTAAAGCATTAGAGTGCGCTTCGGTGTTAATCGGCGCATTAGCCTTGATAATATATAAAGCATCTTGTTCGCAACTATCGGTACGATATTTTTTATAGTAAGATTCATCATCGTTATAAACTCCAAAATCAGGATATGTTTCTCCTGTATCTGGATTGATTTGCGTTTTTACCATATAGTCAACTAAGCCAAGACCAACGCCATTACCATCTATGACAGTGCGGCGAGCTTTATATTTATAATGTAACCCTTTTATCCAAATTGCTTGTGATTCAAAATGTTCATCTGAACGAGTATCAATATTTACCAATGATTTAATATGCGCTCCCACGCTCTGTGGGATTACCTTCCAAACGCACGCAACAGATTGACAACCTTTGCGACCAACATCGACTGAGATAACATAAAAACTCTTTGCGCTTGATCGACCGGAGTATTCATACTCAGGCTGCTTAAGAATTCTATTACGATCAAATTGTTCGCCATTGAAATAAGAATCTTCAATAGTACCAGACCACTTACTTTCATATTCACGATCAAAAGAAGCATCATTATAGGTACCGTCTTTCTTCAAATCTTGCAAGAAGTTTTTATCCAATAATTTTACTAACACAGGGATACGCCAGGTTCCACCCATTACAAAGGCTTTCTCAGGCTCGGTAATCATCCAGACTAATATCTGTATTAATTTATCGTAAGCGAATGTGCCTTTCCACCCCGCGGTTGTTCCTTTATATTCTAAAAAGTTCGCTACACTTTTTACGCTTGCGCTGCTGCATATTCCTATGCAGAGTAGACTATATCATCATCTACGGCCTAACCGTTTAGATGCCCCCCACTTCGGTTATCAATCGCTTATAACCTACTCCTTTCGGATAGTCGTTGAACCTTCTTTTTATTTATTTAATAAAAGCTTGGCTGCGGATTGCCTGTTCTAGGTTTTCCCGCAATTCAAGGGGTTTTACAATATTGATTTCTCAATAAAGTCGCTAATTTATTTTTTTCAGACTCAGTTATCTTTTTATAATCATCAATATAATCTTTATAAGTTTCGCCTCTCAAAATACAATAAATCGTATTTGAACTATTTACATTCATTTTTATTGTAATATCATCAATAGTAATCGGTCTATTCAATTCTTCATTTAATAAAATTAAATAAACCTATTCTTTTGATAACTATCTTTTTGAGACTAATTTACTGCTCTAATTTTTTAGATTTGTTAAATCATAAGCATTACAAAAAATTTGAAAAATTTGCTATCTATCTTCCAATGGCAAATTATCATATTCGATTTTATACTAATTATGATTAATTCCTCTTTTTATTCTACTGATTGTTGTTCTACTTACATTAAAAATGTCTGATAATACTTGTCCAGGTCTAGACATAAATTCTATGGCTGATAAAATATTAAAAATATCGCTTTCTGTCAAATGGCTCCCTCCATTACTAGGACCAAAATTACCGCCTTCATTCTGATTATAGCCATTTTTATAGCTATCATATTTTTTTATAAATTCTTTTTCTTTTTCCCCAATTTGTTCAAAAGTAACATCATCTTGAAATTCAACTGAAAAAGAAAAATTATCTTTACCATAAATATTATATTCTTTTTGCAAAAAAGAATTATCATGCACATTTCTTTTTAAATCAGTAAAATGTCTTGCTTTTCTACGAGCAATATTATTAGTTAAGCCTATATATTTTCTATGATTAACTAAATTTTCAATTTTATAAATATAATATAACATAATATATTATCTCCTTTCATATAATATGAAAAACAAAGATAATATTTTGTAACTTTTTGTCCAAAAAAATTAACGAATATCTAACTTTTGTTCAATGTTTCTTCTGGATGCATTGTACCATCCATGCACAATCGAGAAACGTTCATAGTAGGAATAATAACTTCACTAAGGATTTGTCCATCTACACCAACGGCCTCCTCGATTAAGCCACCATGTCTACGCTTGCCTCTTGAAGTCTCTCTTGCCGCAATATTATCAAAATATGAACCATTTTTAAATACATAAATACAATAATCTTTACTTTCTCTTGTGCGCCGTCTGTCCAATTCACACTCAAACGCCGGCACAAGAGTACAAATCTCACTAACTTTTTCTTTAATGATACCAGCAGCCTACTCTTTACCACCAGAAGTAACAAAGAGCTTACAACGTGGGTATAATACACATCTACACATTAATGTTAAAACTGATAAGAATGATTTAGAGTATGCACGGGGGAATACCATGTATACATATTTATAACGCATAGCGACGCGCAAAAAAACTCGTTGATAAAAATAAAAATGTAAACCATTATCTGGTATTTTTCCGTCCTTGCCGGTTTGTAAGAAATCCACAAACATATCTGGATATTCACGCCAATAGCCAATGTATTGGCGCAATATTGGCTTAATAGCTTCAATACGCTCTTCAGAAATACCAATCTTTTTACGATTTTTATTTAACTGCATCAAATCCGCAAGTGCCATTACAATTCACCACTTTCAAGTTTTTTGTATAACTCATCTTGTTCGGCTTCTTCTGATTCTTCCCAATCATTAAACTCAGAAAAATCCTCATCTGTGACTTCTGTATTGGTATCTGCGAATAACTCTTGCTCAAGAAGATCGTCATCATCTGCGGCATCCGCATCTTGCTGAGCCTCTTTTTGCTTATCAATTTCGATTTGTTTTATAGCTCCTTCAATTAAGTTGCCAAGGTTAAGTTCTTCTCTAATTAATGTACCTGTATAGTTCTGTAAGTCTTGAATAGTACGATCGACTTTATCTTGCGGTCCATCTGTGTAAAAGCGGGGAATGAAACCATCTGTTTCACATAATGCAAATAATTCACTCACAGAATCAACAGCATCACCAGATTCACCTTTATTTTGCGCTGCTGTGAACTTACCAGCTTTCATAAGCATATCATACATACGAACCATCTTCTGGGCGCCTTCAACATCACCTATATCCAAGAGCTAATCAGCTTTAAGGGATGTCTTACAGCACTTTTTAAGGATGTCGATATGTCCAGCAGACTGAATATCATAAGATTCCATCATCTCGTTATATAATTGCTCCAAGCGCACCCACTCTTCAGGTTTATAGGCTTTGCCCCATTTCAGTCTTAGATATTTGCGGTCTTCGTCCGTGAGTTCCTCATCGAACTCGTCATCATCGACCTCACCACCAGAGACTCGCGCAAAATAGTCATCAACATTTGGCGGAGGAAGGGTCGGCGCAGGTGGCTCTGAGACATTCTCAGGAATCGGCACAGTACCTTTCATAATGGTTTCTTCGATGTCAGCCTCACTATAGCCTTGACGCCTCATAGTCTCACGAATCTTTTTCTGTGCTAACTCTTGTAGTTTTTCTGTATCAGCCCAGCGCGCATTACAGAATTGAACTAACTTCATCTTTGAAAGGTATCTACCAAGCACTGATAAACCTGTCATTTTTCTATTTGCGTTAATATACGATTGCAAAATTTTATTCCATTCTTCTGGAATATATGGAACATCAATTTCCTTTAAAATCCATAGGTAAGTTTCTGGCCGATAATTATCTACATGCATTGTAATACATTTTTTGCATTGATTTAATTTTCCATCATTAGGGTATTTTTCCAGATTATTAGAAGTATAAAAATTATCTGCGTTCATTGTTTTACCGCATTTTTCGCAGTAATAAGCTTTATCATTTTTTGCCATAATATTACCTCCTATATAACATCAAAAAACGCGTGATAAGAATTAGCTTTTTTTGTCCACGGCAATCATAACTGGGACTTTTTTCTTATTGCGGCAGCATTTACAAATACTGTAAAAGCCATCCTTTGATGTTTTATTCTTTGAAAAATATTTATTATGGGCAAGTTTGATTTGACCGCATCTACTACAACGCTTATATTTACCTTTTTCTACTTCTAAATAATACCAATCGAGATACTCATCTTCTGCAGCAGAAGCAATAAGACTTGGGATTTTTTTGCGCCAAAGGCTAGAAATGTATTCTAAACTATGTTTAATTCCAAATTCATCAATTAAAGTTTCTTGGATCTCGATGTTCTGTTTACCGTCGATCTTGAGCTAGACAATGCGTTCGTACATAGGGTAATCCGCAAGAGCTTTGCCGCAAAGCGCATCAAAGTCTTCCATAAAGTACCAAGTATCTTTTTCAAAATTACCCCAACAATCCTCTTTTAGACGTGAATAATTACACAAAACCGCAGAACAAACATTTGGGTCAAGGAATGAGACGCCGTGCGGCACGCAAAAGCCATCTTTATCGAATGTAATACTTTCATCAAAAGGAATATAAGAACGAGTCCTAGTAATTGTTTTTAATACTACTGGTTGTCGAAAAGCTTCTTTTACAATATATTGGTCTTTCCGCAAATCAATAATTGTTGATTTAATGATGAAAGCATTACGTCCTGAGGCTGTCTTTAATTTTTCCTCCCAAAACGCAATCGCTTCTCTAATCTATAATAAATAAGGAATTTCTTCTAAATCTTTTTTTGTTATTGAAATCTTAGGCTAAAATATTTGATTTTTCTTGTTATCTGTTATTAAATTATATATGCCATCTTCACCATTTTCAAATTGAGCAACTAGCCCTTCAAATGATGTTTCTCTTTTGTTGATTGTTGCCATGCGATTCTCTGTAAGAATTTTACGCTCTTTTTTCTCTTTTTTCTCCATACAAAGAACCAGATAGTCAGCCAAGATTTCTAAATAGGAATTATTTGGTCCGGGGTTTTCCTCAAGAATCTTTTCGACTAATGCTAATCGTTCCTCTGGAGATTCTAAAGTATAATCTAATTTTACCATTTTTGAATACCTCCATTAATCTAATTGTACCAAAATTTTTGCTAACTGTCAAGTCTCTATTGGGAGAGCTTTATTGCTAAAAAATTGACTGTTAAAAAAAATTATGATATAATATAAATAGAAAATAAAGAAAGGATTTTTCAATGATTCTATTAGTGCTATTTATTTTAGCTGTTGTAGCATTTTTTATGGTATGCTTATATGCGATGATTTACGCGGCTGCATTAGCAGATGAAGCCGCAGAAAAATACCATGAGGAGATGTTGAAGAAAGAACAAGAGGAAAAGGAAAAGAAAGAAAATGGTAAAGATTTGGAAATATAAGGTTCCTGGGCATTGTGAAGGCCCGATTAAACAGGTTTTGCAGGCTAAGCTACAATATGGTGAGCCTGTTGTGTGGGTTATTCTTGATGATAAGATTCAGGAGAAGAGAGCACTTGACTTCTTTAAAATTGGTACTGGTTGGGAACTGACTGGTGGTGATGAAGAAGTTATGGATAACGCAGGGTATTGCGGTACGGTGAAGGATGAAGAGGGATATATATGGCATATCTTTTGCGTTGCTGCTCCTACGGGTAATAAAGAGGATGAAGGTACTCCTGCGGAAACGCCTGTAAAGAGTACCCCGGAGGGTTAAGCGCATGAATGTGAGTATGGATGTTGTTCCAGAAAATATTTCGCGCAGAGTTGATGCGCTCGGAAGGATTTCAATTCCTTCCGGGTTAAGACATCGTTTTGGTATTGGAACAGGTGATGAAATTGTTTTTGGAACATGCGGTAAGTATATTTGCGTATCTAAAGAAGATACTGAAGATATGTCAAAATATGTGACATGTAAAGAAATTTTGGAGGAGCTTGGTGAGGAAATTCCCCAAAAATTACAAGATTTATTGGGAAAAAATAGGTAAAGCGCAATGGTTTTTAAGACGAAGTATAATGTTGGAGATGTAATTAAGTTTTATAGGAAAAAGTTGAAAGCTGTTGTAGAGAAATGTGAATATTGTAATGGAACAGGAGAAGTAGTTGCGGCAAATGGAGAAGAAATTGAGTGTAGTATGTGCGGTGGTAGCGGTGAGCATATTGGTTCTGAGAGCTATTTATGCAGTACGGAAGACGTTATCACAGAAGTAAGAGCAGGATTTACACTGGGGAAGTATCTGGAAGGATATTGCCAGTATAAGTTTTTAAGATGTAAACAGTGGATTGATGAAAATGATATGATAGATGCGGAAACTGTAAAATGGGCTTCTGGGGATGTGGTTTCCAGTATGGACTTGGGAAAGAGGATTTCTGGACAACTATATGGAGATGAGTAAGTATTTTCGTTTCTTGAATTTAAAAAACGATTTAGGAAGAGTTGTTCGTGTCTTGAAATTAAAAATTGGTTTTGAAAGAGTTGCTCGTGTCTTGAAATTGAAAATTCATTTTGAAAGAGTTGTGACCAGGCCAAATCAAAACACATGTTCGAAAAAATTTTTTGCCCGAAAACCCACCCCCACTTAGCTTTCTTTTGTTTTCTATCTGGAAAAAATCTGACAATCCTATAGACGTCTATTGGCGCGATCGCGCGAGGTACCTGCAACAGACCGTCTACAAATCCCCAGAAAAAGAAATATAGAAGAAAGCAATACAACAAAGTTGTTGACAACAAAATAAAGTGAAATAAATATAGAAATGTATTCAACTCTTATTTTAGTTGAATACATTTCTTTTTATTTAATAGAGTCTATTAAAACAAGAGCAAATACTAACAATGCAAACACATACACAATAACAATACAAGAGTAGAAAAGATAATAGCATCACACATGCAGTATACTAATACGGTCAAGCGCACAAGAGACACATTCACACAGCACAATAAGCACAAGAGATAAACACATACACACTGTTGTACTATTGCACTAGCAAACATACAGTAGACA